AGTCGCAAATGGCACAATTTATAGCAAAAGAAACAAAACAGGTATTTTTTAATGGAGTAACATCTACAATTATTGAAGGAACGTCATACGACGCTGAAAGTGCAATTGTTAAGGCAAACCCTAGTTTATTTAATACTGTTAGCGTTGAAGATAAGAAAGTTAAGGAAACTATTAAGGAAACAGTTATTACTGAAGAAGTAAAAGTTGCAGACACAGTAGAAGTTAAAGAAGAATTACTAATTGAAACTCCAGTAGCAGCTTTAGAAGTAACAGAAGTTGTTGAAGCAGTAGAAGTTGTTGAAGCTCCAGTAGTAAAAGCTGAAAGTAAAAAAGGAAATAGAAAGTAATTTTCTGTTTCGTAAAGGAAATTTATTATGCCTATTAAAATGAAAGCCTCTAATTCTTGTATAGAATTAATAAAGCAATTTGAAGGTTTTAAATCTAAACCGTATCTTTGCCCTGCTAAAGTTCCGACAATTGGATATGGCTCCACATATTATGCTGATGGTACTAAAGTAAAACTAACTGACCCAGCAATTACTGAAGAACAAGGAAAGGAATTGCTATTTAATACGTTGAAACAATATGTAGATGCTGTTAACAAGTATGTAAATGTTGAATTAACTCAAAATCAATTTGACGCCCTTGTAGATTTTGCTTATAATGCCGGTACTGGAGCCCTTCAAAAATCAACTTTGTTAAAAATACTTAATGAAAATAAAATTGATGAAGCTTCTCTTGAATTTGGTAAATGGGTTAAAGCAGGTGGTAAAGTTCTTAAGGGTCTAGTTAATAGAAGAGAAAAAGAAAAGGCTTTATTCTTAAAGAAATAATTCTACGGGTATAGTATATACTATACGTCTCAAACTACTATAGGAGATATCTCCTATATTTCATTCTACTCAGTCTTACTTAAATTTTTAATAATCTCATCTATAGCAATAGAATTCTTTTTATATTCGTGAATTAAATCGTTAAATATTAATATAGATTTCTCTCTTCTCAAAACAGTTTTATACGCTAAAATTGACTTTAATAACAAGTCTATATTTTCTTTTAATTTCTTGCACATATCTACATTTTCAGCTTTTTGGGCTTTTTCAACTAGTTTCAGAACGTCGTATAGTTTTCTTACATAATGATTATATATTAAATTGAATGATTCAAACTTATTTAAATTATCTTTTATCTTTAAGTCTTTTACTATCGTATTTAATAGACGATCTTCATTTATAAATTCTTTAAACCGTAACATATTTTGACAACTCCGCTAATAATAATTTATGGCGATTTATCATTTTAGTTAAATCATCAGCATCTAAAAAAATACTTTTAATTTCATTTGTCTTAACATCGCCTATATGAGATACATTGTTTTCTAATAAATCTTGTATTTCTTCTAGTAATAAGGTTTCATCCATGACAATCTCCTTTTATTTTATTTATAACAAGAATTGGTATATACTAATAATTTAGAATATTTAATAATGTTTTTGCTTTGATTATTGTATAAAATTTAGAGGATTAAAGTAGCAAAGAAGCTACTTTAATGATTAAGCGAAGATCTCGTTAAAGTCTACGCCAGTCCCTACCGCCATAAAATTCAAAGTAATGAACTCTGCAACTCTGGTAGGTTTTACAGCTATATCAGCAACAAATCCATTACTATCAATAACTTGAGGTGTATTGTTAGTTTCATCACAACGTACTTCAAAATCATAAACACCACGACCAGCTTTTACACTTTCTAGGAAAGGTTTAATCGTTGCTGTAAATCTGTTACGAGTGAACACGTCATTAAATTCGAACAAGTAATATTTAGCCATTCTAGAGATGCTTCTTTCAAGAGTATTGAATAGACCTCTTACATTGATTCTATCGAACGCGCTTGGTTTGCTGTTCAAAGTCTTTTGTCCCCAAACTACTGCATTACCTTGTCCTGGGAAAGAAACAATAGGATTGATTTTGTTCTTGTAAAGCATATCTCTTTGTCCGTTGTTTGGATTGAAAGCGATTTTTTGTGCATTCTTTATTTGACCACGATCCAAACCAGCTGAAGCCCACCATGTATTCAATGAAGTATTTGTATCAGCTCTTAATCCAGCTACGTCTCCAGCTACAGATATCCAACGGAATTTATCATTAAACTTATCATATTGATATTTGTAGTTACCAAAGAACGCGCAGAATGAGTTAGCAGTTCCAGCACTATTCAATTCTCCAGTCATATCATCTTTAATAAGATTTTCAACTATTTTAGAAGAACTTAATCCAACTACATCTTCAAACTTAGCACCAATAAATGCAATACAGTCTTTTCTTTCAGATGCTAGTAAACCGGCTTGTACACGTGCTTGCTCATTAGCAATAACGATATCAATATCTACTTCTTCTTTATTACCGAAAATAGTACCATCAGCAACTGAACCATAAGCAGTTTGAATATCTCCAAAGTTAACCATACCATCAGAACCATTACTAAGAATCAACACATTATTTACTGCTGGCGTAGTTTGTGTAGCGTTAACATACAACTTAGACGCAGGCAATGCTGTCAACGCAGTGTTATCTTTAACATATACCAATGAATCATACTTGTTAATAACATCTTCAATATAGTTTGATTTATTTCTATAGTCTTTAGAACCAGGAATAGTACTAACAACATATAAACCAGTAATTTTTTCATCTTTTCTAACAATTACAGCAATTTCTTTTTTAGACTCAGAAGGTTTAACTTCAAAAAGATCGTTCAAAGGAATACCTTTAAATACGGCAGCTGTACCAGTAGCGAAATCAGATTCTCTAGCTATAGCAATCTCGACACCGTTCATTTCAGCACCAGAAGATTTAGCAATAAACTTAAGTCTATCATCGCCGTATACAGGAATACTCATTTCTTTAATTTCATAATCATTTTCATTAGAAACAAAGATAGATTCTGCTTTTAAATCAGCAGCATTTTTAGTGATACCGCCATCAATAGTAGCACAAGCAATAGCGTTCAAAGCTGAATCTTTAATTAGAACAACTGCACCAGACACAGCAATAGTAGTAAAGTCAATAGCATTACCGCTAACATCAGTTTCAAAAACTAATTCATAAGAATCAGGAGAAGTATTTGCAATTACATTACTTAAAGTCATTGCTCCAGCTTGTACTGTATAGAAGAAAGGAATACCAGCAATAGAAGCACTTACTTCAATTGTATCTCCATTAACTACTACGTTAGTTGCTGTAGTATCAATACCTTCAATTAAGGCACCTAATCCATTAGCGATATCAGCAACAGTTTCACCTAATACAGAAACATTAGCAGTGTAAACTACTTGGCTCAAAGTAACGCCGGCAGCATTTTTTACTAGAATAGAATAATCTCCATCTTGTGCTTGATCAATCTTAATTGAATCCTTTTGTCTAATAGCAAAAGTAACATTTGTTTCAATACCAGATACTTTATACTCATCCATAGAATTAGCATCAAACTTAACAATAGAACCAACTTGAATAGTTGAAGGAATATTAGCTACTTCTACTTTTCCTAATTCATTTACTGTAGTTACTGTGTTACCTGAAGCAGAAAATGTTCCATTAGTATCAACAGCTCTAGAAACTAAAAGTTTGTTAGCATATTGTAAAAAGTTATACCCCATGTACCAGTCATTATAATTAGCATTAGTTGGGTAACCATAATTAGAAGTATATTCTTCAGTATTAGTACATAATAGGAACTTATCGCTTGGTCCTTTAGTAAATACACCAGCAAAACATGCAGTTGAATTACCTAACATTGGAACAATAATTGTTAAGTCAATCTCATTAACTTGTACACCGGCAGAAAGTTGTTGTGCCATTTAAAATCTCCTTGTCTTTTCAGACTGATACAAAAAGTATAAGCATATTATTTTTAATCTGATAGTATCAATTCAGACTCGGGAGATTTAAAATCCACAGATCTTAATTAACCGAGGTATAATATGTCGAAGGAACTATTCCATCTATCTTATCTCGTCTCGGAACTGCCCCGAGGTATCTCTTACGTCTCTAAAAGAAGATTATACAAGCTTAAGTTTGAATAGTATTTTATATTACACATTTGCCGCTTATTCAGAGCTGCATTGCCGATAGATTTATTTTTATGTTTTGATTCAAAGTTTCACTAACAAGTTTCTTCGAATTTTTTGCTACTTAAAGCGGCCCATATTTGTTACTAAGCTGAGCGTCACTTAGTGCTTGAGTACCATTACAGTACTCGTGGTAAGGTGTTAGAAAAACCGAAGTTAATCTAACTTAAATTACGCAGCTACCGCCTCGCGGTAAGTGTTTTTGTTAGCATTTAAAATGTTGTTTTCGACTAGCAGCTCTTTTAATTCTTTGGCCTCGCAGCCAACCTTGCTGATAATATTCTTCAAATAAGTTTTTATATATTTTGGTTCTTTTTACATCTCCATCAGCATATTCAAAATAGATAAATATCATTTTACCTTTATTCTTCTTTCTAGCTTCTGAAATTTTTAAATTTCTTTCACTTGAATAAATTTGAACATTTTGCTTTCCTGTATTCCAAGGAACATAATTTTCTTTAGCTACACTTAATTTTAGTTTATGCTCTTCAGAAAAAACTGAACCAATTCCACCTCGGCCGCCAGGATTAACATTATAATTTTGATTACTTTTTACAAAGTCAGCAGTAACTAATTCTGCTTCCTTTTCAAACATTTCTTTGCTATTTGAAAATATATATAATATTTCTTTACTAAAAGATTGTTTTCCATATTTCTTAATAGCTTTTATAATAATTTTGCCTGAACCTAAATAGCCATCTTCTAAATTAATAGTTTGATGGACTCCTATATAAATTTCTTATTCTCTAAATTGGTCGTTTTATAAACAGTGTAGTACATTTTAAGTACTCCTATAATAGATTTATAAGAGTGTCTCCGGACTGTTTCTTATGTATATAGAGTCCGGAAAGAGCTATATACACATAAGAAACCTCTTATATACTATTATTTATAAAACTAAAAAATTAAAAGAACTGCTAGTCTTGATGTTTAAAAGTGTTCCTCTTTGCTTGTCTTACAGTCAAATAATAAAAGTTCGAACCTGTGGTACGGCCCATAAGCTATTTTCGCTACGCAGGGATAGTTCCCATCGATAGACTTCTAATGAAGCTCTATTTATTTATACAACTCTGTTGGTCTGTAGGATTAACCTACAGATGATTGAGCCTTAGCTGAAAGAACAACTGAAAGACCAGGTACATTGATGCTTTCAAATACTGCTACCAAAGAACCTTTTTTGCTCTTGTAAATAGTAACGTTGAAAGCACTTGATGGAAGCTTATTAACAACATCCATAACTAATGACATACTTGTTTCTTCTTGTACAGTTCCATCAAAATTAACTGAATAGTTGTTGCTTGATTTTTCTTTAGAAGTTACTGTCAAGTTAACACTTGAACCGCTTGAAGTGATAACAAGATCTGATAAATCTTTAAGCAAACCAGACATTTTTTTAACACGATCTAAATCTTTAGAAGCTAGTTCAAAGCTCATAACAACATCATTCTGTTTGATCTTTTCGATTAGTTCTGTATTACCGCGACATTCTGATTCGATAATATCGATAGAAGTAGTTCCATACTTAATTGAAGTTGTATCATTTTTGATTGTTAGAGTACCATTATTATTTTCAATAGCAGGATTCTCAATTACATTAATAACTGAATTAAATTCATTGATGTTAAATACACCAATTTCGTCAAATTCAGTTTCTCCTAATTTTTCTAAATCCAAGAAAGCTTGAATATTTTTACCCATAATTACAGTGGTAATTGGATAACTAATAATCATTGAATTGTTAATTGCAGATAGTTGACTTAAAACGTTTCGAGTGTTTTGATTAAGCATATATTCCCTTTAGTTTTTATATTTAGTAATTGTATACTTTTTGTACTTAATATATTTTGGTTTTGTGTAATGTTACCTTAACCATATTAAGAATAAAAATATTTTACTTATTTTATTGTACTAAATATATACTTAATTTTTTGTTAGAAAGATTTACCTTCTAGTTCTTGCATATCAATTTCTAATAACTCTTGGAAAGTAAATGCCGAAATAGATTTTGCTCTTGTAGTTTTTGTTCCTTTAGCAATTAATTCTTTTTGCCCTAGAGAAACGTACTTTGCCAAAATGTCATTAATGTTAATAGTAGGCATTTTAATAGGAGAACCAAGCATAACTTCGCCATTTAAACATTTTTGGACCATTGTAGTGTATTGAAGCAATTCCTTAGAAAAAGAATCTCTTAAACCTACACTTACTGTACTAGAACTTGCTGCTAAAGTTTTTCTCATTTTATTTTCC